TATCAATGTTTACATCGATTTGATTAATAAGGATATTTCTTATTAATCAAATCGATGTAATCATTGATAGTTACAGCTCTATTTTGAGAAATATAACTCTTAGGCGCAGAAAATTGAATAGATTCTGCAGTTTCTGCTTGACTACCTGCACTAGAAGGAACAGCTGTAATTACATTAGCAGTAGATCCTGCAAGCAAAGAACTTTGCAAACGGAAATTTTGAAGACCATTTGCTTCATCTCCATTTGTTGCAATATAACTTACAATTACAATATTTCCTTGTTCTAAGGAAACACCCAAAATTCCATCTCCAAAATAGATCTGATAATTACCATTTTGAGCTTGTTCTAAATAATAGACATTACTAATTCCAGTGACATCTGTAGCATCTTGTGCCAAATCAAATGTGTTTTGATTTAAATTAGTTTGACTGGTTTGAACAACTACTTTCAAGGTGCTAGTATCAATATTAGCATCACCCAAATCAAAGATTTGCTTAGGGTTTGTCAGATTATCAACCAAATATGTTTTAGTTACAGGTTGTCCTTCCTTTATTACTAATTCATTGAAAGTAAAAATATTTCCTACATTAGCAGCTACTGAAGAATCTACAGTTACAAAGTTGTAAGAAACTCCATTTAGAGATTCAGAAGAGAAAGCTGTGAATCTTGGGATGGTTAGAATTGTTGTAGTGTCTGTGTTGGCTTTGGTGATTGCAACATTTACCACAGCTTGAGAAGCTGTCATAGATCTTGGTGTATAACCAAGAAGTTTTGCATGAGAAACAATAGATGGTCTCAAAACAGCCGTATCTAGGAACATTTCATTTGCTATCATATTCATATAAAAACCCAAATAATGGGTGTTATATGCTAGCAAATTCAACAATTGACTTAGAGCTGCTCCCTCAAAGTTATAGTCTTGAAATTCTGTTTGTGAACTTAAATAATTTTTCAAATTATTCTTGATATCATCAAAATCTAAAGATGATAATATCATTTTGCTGTTGTTAGAACTAGACATGTTTTATCTTAGTCTCTCTAAAAATGTAGAAATTGTTATAGGTTGTGTATTATTTACAACAAAAAAAGAAATAGTAACATTGAATCCATTGTTATCGACATCACTTTCTACTAACACATCAATCAATTTAACTCTTTGTTCAAAATTGGTCACAAGATTTCTAATCTCATCTGCCAAGAGACCAGCAGTCACAGGATCTGCTAATTCAAATAGAAGCTTGCGAACATTCCCTCCTATTTCTGGATGAAATGGAACTTCATAGTGATTCAATTGAATTAGATTGATGACAGATTGTACAACAGCATTGGTTCCAGTGACTTTTAATAAATCACCTGTTACGGGATGTGATAAAAATCTGACATCAAAATCTGAATATCTTTGGACCTGTGACTTCATAGAGCTCTCTTTTCAAACTATTTATGTAAGAACTCTTAAGTCAAGAAAAGTGTTCTTTCACGCTTTCTTCTGGTACTTAGAGCAGGAACAATTTGCCCTGCAGCCTTATTCCACATCAAGAAATCATCAGCTGCTTTACACCAATTTTCATTGTTAATATCTTTTCTTAATGTACTCTTAGAGAAATTCACAATACCTATGTTGTACATTAGAGAAATCAAAGCATCAATTTGATTCTGAGTTAAGTCCACATCAATATATTCTTGTAACTTGGGTAAGAATATAGTGTCAACAGAATCTTCAAGATATTGTTCAGCTTGTTCTTTTGTAATAATAGTGTCTAAGGTCAGCTTAATGGGCAATACAGCACTTGTTGTACCATATCCAATAGTAATAGGTTCACCACCTGTCACAGGATCTGGGTATGCTTTAATTCCTGCCGCTGTCTTCTTAGACAAACCTTCTTGAGCTTTTAAGAAATTCAAACCATTGGTACTAATTGTCCATTCATCACTTGGGATAAAGGTCTTTGTTTTAACATCATATCCACAATCTGATGTTTTGGTATTATTGTTAGAATCTGGAGGATTACCATTATCTAGCAACAATCCGTGAACATAAGCAGATCCTGTATATGCATCCAAGTGTTTGAAATTTTCTGGGAATGGGACTGGCGTTGTCTCAATACTAGCCTCTCCACTAGAAGGAGTACCACGAGATGCTGGTTCAGAAAGACCTGTAGGTGAACCACTTTGTGCAGCATCTGCGGAAATTTCACAATTGATTCCAGAACCCATAATATCTACTGTTTCTGATGCTAAGATTTCAACCTTTCCTTTACCAGTTAGATATCCAGAACCTTGCGCATCTAGATGTAAATCTCCCTTAGAAGTAAAGAATTGGTTTCCTTCTGATACGAGAGTTGCAACTCCTCCGATATCCATATTCAATGTTTTAGCTTTGATGTTTAGATCTTCACCCACAGATAAATTCATCTTTCCACTTACATCCATATTCACATCATTATCGACTTCTATATTTGCATCTCCAACTACTTTTATGTAAGCATCTTGGTCTATAGTGATCATCACCTTTCCCATTACATGAAGATGATCATCTCCCATAATGATTTGATAATTACTCTTGGTTATCTTTTCTACTTTAGATCCTGATGGATAGAATTCATAGAAAGAGCCAGTTCTATGAGTAAAACAAATACGTTCATTTCCTGGCGTGTCATCATATTCAATTAAATGACCAGATTCAGTCTCTAATGCCTTATTGTATGGATATAGAGCATTGTAAGCGGGATATGGTTCATTCCAAGTCTTACCTAGTGCTGTTAAAATATTCTTGTCTAAATTTGTCTTACGATCTTGAATAACCGTATTAACTATCTCATATCTTGTAGCACCACTTAATGTTGGTGTTTCTAAATCTGAATCTAAGGGATAATGAGATGCTTTATCTGGATTAGAAACTTTAATCCCTGAACCATCTGCATTATATGTTCTAGATGTTGGTTTGCGTGGAGCATTTTTAAGAACATCATCCTTCCTTAGATCATTAAAACCTTGTCCTGTTTCATTCTTTCTAACTTGAAATCCAGGTAACAATCCCATCACAATGGGGACTTGTGCAGATCTTCCGTCCGCGAAAAAGCCCATAATAACGTCATTTTCTTTCAACATTAATGGTGGAGCATCACTGGAAGATTGCATAACAGATGCCCATGGAAGATCCTCTGAAGGAATATCTACTAGGGAAGAACTATGCCAACCATATGCTCTTACTCTAACACGCCCAAGAGCTAGAGGATCCTGTCTATCCTCTATAACACCAATGAACCAGACAAATGAGTCTAGTCCCATGAAATTACGTTCAACACTCATTTAAAATGGCTCCAAAGGGATTGTCTTCCCTGCTAATTCATGAGTGCTATCATTACAATAAGCAATATTCCCTTCTACAATATGAAAATGACAAAGTATTTTTTGCTTTAATTTGTAATTGTAATATTCAACTCTAACACTACAGGTATGACCAGGACCAGCTGGAAATAGAGTAGGTTTAACCATATCTCCATTAAATCCCCAGATTGGTCCTGGTCCATCATTTACTTTGAAACCATGTCCACATTTACATGCTGGACAATGAATCATGTGATCTAATTGTCCAGATTCATGTTGCAATTTATGTACAACCCAAGTTGGTTCAGCCACTTCATTTTTCCTCAAAATTCTATCAACCCAATCAGCGTCTTCCATTATGCTCTCTTTACAGCTTGTAGAGATGGACTAGTGTCAATACTTGGATTTAATTGTCCACTTACAGAATCACTCAACAATTCACAAACAGTGCTCATAACATCATTAATGAAAATATGATGTACAGCACTGACCAGGTATTTACCTGTACGCATATCATTAATCTGCTTACCAGAAGCATCTAGTGGCATAGCTTTTGGTAATTCTACTTCTATGACTCTTCCCACTTTCATCAATACATCACCAGGGATAGAGATCACCATCTTAAAACTATGAAGTTGGGCAAGCTTACTTGCTTTCTGTTGCAACCAATTCTCAGGATGAGATGAATTAGTTAAAGGATCAGCATCTGTAGTTGGATAGAACTTCAAAAGATAATCCTGATGGGCATGAATTGGTTTATTGAAACGATTCGTTGTATCATTAACTGGAATATTATCATTCAACAAATCAAATTGCTTGGCATTAATGCTTTTAGTTCCCAACTTTCTATTAATAAAATCATATGTCATCAAAGAAGATGAATATGCCCCATATCGACCAGAAGCAATCAAATCAAAATCTTGTACAATCTTTAAGTAGTTAACAGAATTGACGTTTTTCTGAGCTGTAGTATTAAGTTTAGGATTCTTAAAATAAGTCTGGTAAGTTGGTGTTTTTATTAGAGTTTCATATGAAACAAAATTAAATCCATCGCGATTCTCAAAGAACATGAACAATGTTCCTTTAGAAGAATAAGATCTTGTTGTCAACCATTCAATTGCTTCAAGAGGTTGCATTCTAGGAATGATTAAATTAAAATTTCCTTCAGTCTTATCAAAAGTTCCTTTCATCTTAGAATCCCCAACACCCAATTGATTCTTCAAAATATCATTTACCATATCAGAAACAATCATTCCCTTGTAAGACTTACTCATATATCTTTGAGTAGATAAAATTAATTCTTCTGAACAAAAATGGATCACATAATTTTGCATCGATGCTGAGCTATATTCTCTTTCAGAAATCTTGTAGATTCTGAATACTTTCTTAATTGAATTAGAAAGACTTGGTTTATCAATTTCTAATTGAATCCACTCATGACCATGAATCTTCAAATTGGCTATCAGATCTAAAGCATCTCCCATCAAGATGCTTCCACTCATGCAAGGTGAAAAAATGTCTTCATATAAATTTATTTCTACAGCTAAACCCTTAATATCAACCACTTGACCATCACTAGTGATGATTGATAAAGTCTTCAGATAATAGTCTGTGGAGAAGACTAATCCTTCAGAGGACACATCAGTAGATGTTTCTACGGCATTATTAGGATTTGACATATGATTATAGAGTCAATAAATTCTTTAATTCTGTCTCAACTTGATTTACATAATCAGCTTTGATCAATTTAATGTTTCTGTAATTTTCATTTCTTTTAACAGAATCATCATAAGCAGATATGGCAATCAGCTGAACAGAGGTGTCTACTGTGGTTTCATCTGAAAATGAAACAACATTATTTGACCCTACATTGATAATAGGATTAGAAATATTAGGTAAAGATGTTGACCCATCTACAGAAAGAACATTAGTAGGGATGATACTTACATATTGTTGTAAATCTAAAATTCCATTTTTCGCTGTTATAACATTAGTATGTTTCTCTATATGGTGTAGAGATTGTTGAGAATTAGCAACAGAACCATAATTGTCTACCATATTTTGATCAAATTCTTCTTGATTTAATGGAAGTTGAAAATATGGGTCCAGAATTTTATTGGTAAATAGAATCAACCAATGTCTATTAGCATCTTTGTAATACTTGCTTGCAATTCCTTCTACAGTATCTGAATCTTTATATTGATAAGTGTAATAGACAGAAACATTATTGATAACAGAATCCAACATTCTAACACGAGTAAAAATGTCTACTACTTCTTTAAACTCAATTAAGTTTTGATCAAATGTATAAAGGATTCTAGGAAAATTTTCAAAATATTTCATTTAGAATCCTCCCTTCGCTGCCATAAGTTCTCTTGTGATAATCTCTCCTTCTCTAAATCTAAGTTGGACAGAGATATCTACTGGCGCGCCATCATCAAATGTTGCAAACTGACCTGCACCCGCATAATTGACATCTATTGCTTCTAGAACGCATGTGCTGATTTGAGAAATGAATTGATTATCTACATTTCCGAATTTGAATGTTATATCAAATTGACCAGGAACCAAGAAATAACGTCCACGTGTGTTTGGCTGAACAGATGGAGAAGAAAACATTTTGAATGTCTGAATGATTTCTTGAATGATTCTAGATTCTTTTCTTGATCTTGATTGAAATTTAAATTCAAAAATGAAAGAACGATTTGCTGTTCCTCTATATAACAATTCAACTTGTGGATTTACAGCAATTCCTGCACTCTTTAAAGCAAGATCTGTGAAACCTGGTCCCACTAAACCAGAAGCCTCAGAAAGCATTCCTAATGCTTCTGTTCCTCCTGGGGAATGTACCGTTTTCTTGAAAATTTGCATGGCAGATCTTTCATCCTTAATACCTTCTGTCAAAGAACTTACAATAGATTCTCCAAGAGCAGAAGCTAATCCCAACTTACCCATAGCATCTGTTGCAGAAACGGTTCCATAATCGTGATTGAAAGATGTCATTACTGTATCAGGCATGTAGATGGCAATAGATTTATTGATACGACGAATCTTTGGTTTGAAACTAATGAAATCTTTACCAAAAGCAGAAACTCCTTGTCCAACAACTTCAGTTTTCAATCCACTCCCCAGAGCAGATCCTAAAGAATCCCCAATACCACCTTCTGCAGAAACAAAGCTTTGAAGAGATTGAAGTGTTGCGGCTGTAGCAATTCCTGTCTGAGAAGCACTCGCAGTTTTTTGCTTACCTGTAGCAGAATTTAGATAATCTATATTGTTTTGTGAGCGGCTTTGGGTGCTTGAAGATCCATATTTTGTGACAGCATACTGATCACCTTCCGGAACATAAATGTTGAAAACAACATAATGAGGAACATCATCTGATCCAACATTTTCCGGATATTTCAATACACTAATATCATATCCACCTGTTTCTAATACAGAAAGTTCTCCTGTCGTGCCACTACCATCTCCTTGTGTTACAATAGGGTTTTGTAGTGTTCCTAGTGGATTATCTGAAGCCATGAAAATTCCTCAATGATTTGTTATTTATCATGTTTCTTGACTAATCCTAAATCATATTCTGTCATTACTTTGAAAGTCCAACCTTGATCTTTTGCATATTCTGTAGCTGCTTCCCATTTGGCTTTATTTTTTCCATATTCCATAACTTCTTGAATAAATCTCTTAGTTTTTCTTTTTGGTTGTTTAGGAGGTCTTGTTTGCACATCTGGTTTTATTTCAATCAAAATCACATTACCAGATGCATTCTTTATACGGAAATCAGGAAAATATCTATGTATCTTACCATCAATTGGTGAACGATAAGGAATAATGACTTCTTCTGAACCCCATTCTAAAATGTTTGAATCAGAATCTAATCTTAACATAAGAGTAAATTCCCAAGAGGATCTATAAAAAATTTGAGTAGGATCTCCTCTATATTTCTTAGGATTCTTTGGATTAAATCTACCTTGCATGTATTGAGACACAAATGATTCCGATGTATTGACTAAATATTACAATGTTATTTATCAGGAATGTAGATGTCTTTTATCAATCTTAAAGATTTGGGTTCATTTGATATAAGACCAACTTTGGGTGTTCCTTGTCATTTCATCTATGATGCAAAGTTGAAGGATACATTACCATATTGGGATAAATTTCCTCTTTGTATTCCTGCAGATAATGCACAAGGTGGATTTTTAGGTTGGAATTTACATTATGTTCCACAAAAAACAAGAAAAGTTATTCTAGATGAACTATTTAAGTATGCAGAATTTGAACCTAGAGCAAGATTAGAAGCTAGTTATAAGTTCTTGAAAAGTATATCAATTTTTGAAGATATTAAACCTTGTATAAAACATTATTTGTCAACTCATGTAAGAAGCAGATATTTAAACATAGATGCACACAATTGGTATAAGATTTTGAAGCTACCTACAGCCCAGTGGA